AGAAAATAAGCATGATTCACACTGGAAAGATCGTTTCGAAAGACACGAGAAAGAAGATTTCAGAGAAAAACAAGGGCCGTCTTCTAAACATACCAAAAACTTTAGAACACAAAAAGAATATATCAATGTCTTTGACGGGGAAGCCAAAGTCAAAAGAGCATATATCGAAGATCAATCACAATCCAGAAAAAATAGCAAAGACAGCAGCTGCACATCGAGGAATGAAACGCTCAGAAGAATCACGCAAGAGGATGAGTTTAGCCGCGCGTGGCAGAGTGCCCTGGAACAAAGGAAAGAAATTAAAGTCTTAACAAGTGTAGGGTACAAATGTTTTTATGGAATTAAGCGTACAGATAGTCAAAAAACAATAAAATTATCTTATAGCGATGGTAATTGGTTAGAATGTACACCTGATCATTTAATTTTTGAAGATAATATGTGGGTAGAGGCAAAGAATTGCGTAATTGCTAGGAAGACTTCCGCTTCAATACAAGATGTATTTGATATAATAGGTGTAGAGGAAGTGTCTAGTTTTATCTGTAATGGTATTAATGTTCATAATTGCATCTATCTCGACGAATTTGCGTTCGTACCTCCGCACTTTCAAGGCGACTTCTTTGCCTCGGTTTACCCTACTATCTCATCAGGTAACACCACAAAAGTAATTATCACAAGTACCCCCAAGGGACTGAACATGTTTTACAAGATGTGGTCAGAAGCTGTTGATGGTAAAAATTCATTCGTACCTTTTGAGGTGCATTGGTCGGATGTACCAGGTCGTGACGAAAAGTGGAAAGAAGAAACTATTCGTAACACCTCTGAGCGTCAGTTCAGAGAAGAGTTTGAAACGGAATTTATTGGAAGTAGTAGTACACTAATTAATCCGGGTAAGCTGCTACAATTACCTGTTGTAGCACCTATACACTATACGGATGATTATGCGGTATATGAGGACCCAACATTAACTGAAAACAAAAATAATCTCTATGTGCTAGTAGCTGATACATCGAGAGGTGTGGGTAGAGATTATTCTGCTTTTGTAGTTTATAACGTTACTCAATTACCTTATAAGGTGGCGGCTAGGTATAAAAATAATGAAATATCTCCTCTTTTATTTCCTAATATTATTCATCAGTTTGCTAAGTCATATAATGATGCTTACACCTGTATTGAGGTAAATGATAACGGTCAGCAGGTAGCGGATATTCTCTATAGAGAGCTTGAATACGAGAATGTAGTCATGACTCAGATGAAGGGTAGGCAGGGCCAGGTAATAAGTGGAGGCTTTGCTAGTAGGCCTACCCCGGGTGTGCGCACTACTGCTCAAGTTAAACGTATTGGCTGTACTAACTTTAAGACCTTGGTTGAATCGGATAAGCTTATTTTAGGTGATGCTGAAATTCTAGATGAATTATACCGTTTCGTTGAGACGGGCGATTCATATGCAGCTGAAGAAGGTGCTAACGATGATCTAGCCATGTGCTGTGTTATCTTTGCTTGGATGACCATGCAGCCTTACTTTAGAGAATGGACCGAAACTAACGTACGAGAAAAAATTCAGCAGGATAATCTAAAGTTATTAGACGAAGAATTTTTACCTTTTGAAGTAAACTCTGGTGATGATCACCATCATGTTAGTGTACGTGAGCTGTCCAGTCGCTCATTTGATCGTTGGCTCCTTTCGGAAAATGATTAGTTTATAAATAACTGTAATTGTATCTAATAAGGAGCTTCAAGATGGCGTTTCAAGTCAGTCCGGGTGTTAATGTATCAGAGATTGATCTCACTACAGTAGTACCAGCAGTATCCACCACAGAGGGTGCGTTTGCTGGTGTGTTTAAGTGGGGTCCTGTAGAGCAGAGTATTCTAATTGAGTCAGAAAATGAGTTAGTATCACGTTTTGGCAAGCCCGACGATACAAACTTCGAGACTTTCTTTACCGCTGCTAGCTTTCTAGCGTACGGTAACAAGCTATTCGTTGTTAGAGTTGCTAACACGCAGCTGACAGCAAGTGCTTATGCAGGTGTTAACGCCACCGCTACAGTAGCTAACGTTGGTACAAATTCAGTTAAGAATCTTGACGATTATCAATCCCGTAATAGCTTTGACGCAAACTGCACGTTTATTGCAAAGTATCCAGGTGCTACAGGCAACTCACTACGTATTTCACTTTGCGATTCAGCCGTTCAGTTCTCTGCAAATGCTTTCTCAAACACGATTGCAGCTGTTGACGTACCCTCACTATCTACAACATTCGTTGTTGGTACAAATACTGCTACAATGCAGACAAACAACCCAACAGATGCAGGATTATACAGAGCCGCTGTACCTAATAATACAATTTTAAGAGTAGGTAATAGTGCTCTAGGGTTTCAAGATCTAAAGATTACTACTACCTCACTAGATGGTTCAAACGTACTAATTAACTTCTCATCAAATTACAGACTATCTGTAAACGTAGTAGCAAACTCCACAACTGTTGCTAACTCACTCGCTACAAACGGCGTAGCAGTAACACGCAACTGGGAATTTTACAGAAACGTAGATTCAACACCAGGTACTTCCGATTATGCAGCTGCTCGCGGTGGTGTAGGTGATGAGGTACATGTTGTAGTAGTAGATGAAGATGGTGTAATTACTGGTGCACCTAATACAATTCTTGAAGTATTTCCAAATCTATCAGTAGCTACTGATGCTCAGCTGAGTGATGGTACTTCTCTATATTACGCTAGTGTATTAAATGAGCAGTCCAATTATGTTTGGTATGCAAATGCATTTGATAGAGCTTCTGATACGGCTGCCAATATTACAGCAGCGACTAGTACTCTACCCTTTACACAGTCTTTCAGATCTGGTTCAAGTAGTGAGGCGGAGTCCAACGTAGCCATTTCAGTTGAATTGGCAGGTTATAGCAAGTTTGTATCAGCAGAAGATATTGATATCTCTCTTGTACTATCTGGTCGAAGCGTTAGTGGCGCGGTTAAGGCTAACTGGATTATTGACAATATTTGTGAGGTAAGAAAGGATTGCATCGCATTCATCTCCCCTCCCAAGTCAACTGTTGTTAATAACCTAGGTGAAATTACAACCGATCTCGTTAACTTCAGAAATAGTATTACATCAACATCTTATGCTGTTATCGATTCAGGTTACAAGTATGCATACGACAAGTACAGTGATGTATATCGCTATGTACCACTAAACGGTGACATTGCCGGTCTAGTAGTACGCACGGATACAACAAGAGATCCTTGGTACTCACCTGCAGGTTTCAACCGTGGTATTATCAAGAACGTTGTTAAGCTAGCTTATAATCCCAGCAAGGCTGATCGTGATATTCTTTACAAGAACGGTATTAACCCTGTAGTTACATTCCCTGGTCAGGGCACTCTACTATACGGTGACAAGACTGCTCTTGCTAAGCCATCTGCTTTTGATCGTATCAATGTAAGACGTCTATTCATTACACTTGAGAAGGCCATTGCAACTGCTGCTAAGTTCACACTCTTCGAGTTTAACGATGAGTTTACTCGCGCGCAGTTCCGTAATCTAGTTGAGCCTTTCCTACGCGATGTACAGGGCCGTAGAGGTATTTACGACTACCGTGTAGTTTGCGATGAGACAAATAATACAGGGGAAGTGATTGATCGTAATGAGTTTGTAGGTGACATCTATATCAAGCCAGCGAAGAGCATCAACTTCATCCAGCTAAACTTTGTAGCTGTAAGAACTGGTGTAGAATTCTCCGAGATCGTAGGCCAATTCGGTTAATAAATAGAATAAGGTAGGAGATAAGCCATGGCTTTTAATATCGAAGAAATTAGATCGCAGTTAACTCTAGGAGGAGCGAGACCATCGCTCTTCCAAGTAACCATTACTAACCCAATAAATAGTATAGCTGATATCAAGACCCCCTTTATGGTGCGCGCCTCGCAGGTACCTGCGTCAACATTAAGCGTTGTACAGGTACCATACTTTGGACGTACAATTAAGTTAGCAGGTACACGTACATATACTACTTGGAGTGTAAACGTTATTAACGACGAAGACTTCCTAGTACGTAACGCTCTTGAGCAGTGGTCGCATGCAATTAACTCAGCTAGAGGTAACCTTCGCACTGTAGGTACTGCTAGCCCATTACTATATAAAGCAACAGCAGAGGTTACTCAGTTTTCAAAGACTGGTGCTCCTGTTCGTACATATAAGCTAAATGGTGTTTTCCCAACGAATATCGAAGCTATGGGCCTTGATTGGGGTCAGACAGATCAGATTCAAGAGTTCGGTGTAGCTTTTGAATATGACTACTGGGAAGTATCAGGTGGAGTTACAGGTAACGCAGGCGGCCTGTAAAATACATATTTTAGTTATTAGATTATTTGGAGTGATATAATTTGGCTCGTTTGTTTGGTTTTGAAATTAAAAGACAAAAACCTGATGAGGAGGCACGGTCATTCGTGCCTCCTATGGATGAAGACGGGGGCGTAGTATTAACCCCTGGTGGATTCTATGGATCGTATGTTGATCTAGATAACGCAGCTAAAACTGAAACAGATCTAGTTACTCGTTACCGCGACCTCGCTCAGCAGGCTGAAATTGAAATGGCAGTCGATGAGGTTACAAACGAAGCTATATGTGCCACCCCAGAAAATCACATAGTAGGTATTGTTCTAGCTGACGTTGAGGCTTCGGATAGAATAAAGTCTATTATTGAAGATGAGTTTGAGAATGTAATGAGGCTTCTTAGCTTCAATAGTAGAGCATATGAGATTTTTCGTAACTGGTATATCGATGGTAGATTATTTTACCACGCTATTGTAGATGATAAAGCTCCTCAAGAAGGTATTAAAGAGCTTCGTTTTATCGACCCCCGTAATATTAAAAAGGTTAAAGAGGTACGCCCTCCAAAGATCTTAACCAAGCTCGATAATGAAACTATCAAGTCAGTTAATATTGCTGAATACTTCGTATATACGACTAGAGGATTTGATACAAAAGATTACAATCCTCGACAAATGCTTAAAATTGCAAAAGATTCAATAGTTTATGTAACGTCTGGTCTAGTTGATAAGACTGGCCAGATGGTTCTATCACATCTCCATAAAGCTGTTAAGCCTATGAATCAGCTTCGTATTATGGAAGATGCCACTGTTATTTACCGTATTTCACGTGCTCCAGAACGCCGAGTATTTTATGTAGATGTAGGTAATCTGCCTAAGATGAAGGCAGAGCAGTATCTACGTGATATGATGGTTAAGCATAAGAATCGTCTAGTTTATAATGCTGAAACAGGTGATATGAGAGACGACCGTAAGTTTATGACTATGGTTGAAGACTACTGGATGCCGCGCCGGGAGGGTGGTAGAGGTACTGAGATCACCACTCTAAAGGGTGGTGAGAATCTAGGGGTAATGGAAGATGTTCTTTATTTTCAAAAGAAGTTATATCAAGCGTTAAATATTCCCGTATCAAGACTATATCCCGAGACTCCTTTCTCTTCTGGTAATATTAATGAAGTATCTAGAGAAGAGATAAAATTCTTTAAGTTTGTTCAAAGGCTTCGTTTACGTTTTTCCTCTCTATTTACTAGTGTTCTTGAGAAAAATTTAATGCTCAAGAATATTATGACTTATGAAGAGTGGGCAGCGATAAAGGATAGTATTCGTTACGACTTTGTTATCGATAATGCCTTTGCTGAAATTAGAGAGAATGAAGTACTTAAGCAGCGTATTAATATGGCCAGTCTAATCGACCCTATGATTGGACGTTACTACTCTGAAGAGTATGTTCGTAGATTTATTCTAAAGCAACACGATCAAGATATTGAGCAGATAGATAAGCAGAACGCTGATGAATTTGATAGGGTAGCGGAGAGAAGAGTTAAGCAAGCTACAGTTGATGGTGAAGTACAGTTAGCGCAGCAAGAAGCTTCTACTCCACAACAGCCTGAGCAGCCCGAACAACCTTCACAAGAAACTGAACCTGGTACTGAAAGTCCTCAGGCGTCTAGCCCACAAGGCGACGAGTTACCTGAGTTTCTTAAAAACCGCTAAATATATAAAATAAGGAGTACATATTATGGACCAGACACCAGCTGATGTAGTTGATTTTGCATCAACACAAGACGCCGCTAAGTTTGTTGATGCGGTAAATAGTATTTTAAATCGCAAGGCATCAGAAGCCATTGGAAATCTTCGCAATGAGGTAGCTAGTAAAATTATCACGCCCGAGGAAGATTCTAATGAAGACGTTTAAGCAACTAGTTTCAGAGATTTACGACTACCCGCCCACCACAGCGGGTGAGAAGAAGTTTATCGATATTCATAAGACTAGTGTAATGGATTACCCAGTAAAGAATGATCACGGACTACCATTCCGTGACGATAGAATTAAGCCGCCGGGCCCTCACCAGAATAAGCCTGCTTCCTATGATCCTCCTAAGGAACCAACGCAAGTATATAAGAAGACGAATGAAGATATCGATCTAACTGAACTACTAGGTATCGATGCTTCTCAGATTAGTGAAGATGGTCTTTTTGAATCCAACGATATGCTTTCACTTCTAGCTGTTGTTGCCGATACTGATACTACTTCAGAGATTTTCTTTGAGGAGAGCGAAGAGGGTCTAGTAATTGATAAAGAGATTGCCGAGCTACTACTTCATGTTTATAGTGAACTAGACGAAGAAGATCAAGCCGCTTTTGAAGCAGCCCTTACCG